AAAAAGAAAATAAAGTAAATGAGGATTCACATAATGCGATTTTTAGAGAATTATGGAATAATAAGATTTGGTTAGAAAGATTAGCTATAAATTGGAAAACTGATTTGGATGAAGTTAAAAATCATTTGAATACCTTCAGGCAGGAATGTATATTTAAAGCTGATTTTAAGGAAAATGAAAAGCTAGCAAAGGAACATTTTTTTAATTGGGTCAAAAGAGGAAACCCGATTGTAAAAAAAGAAAGCCCAAGGGAAAATATTTTTGCAAAAATCTATCAAGAAGAACTTAAAAAATCAAAGCAATGAGAGAAATTATTTTGAAGCACCTGCAAAAAATGGAATTTGTTTGCGGATTAAAGCAATTCAAAGAATACAAAGAAAGTGATGCCTATGAATTACTTGACTGCCTTAATAATCTGTTTAAAAGATTTGGATGGATGAATGAAAGCCGAGTGGATTACATTCTGCACGCAGGGATGCGGGGGCAGTACGGGGACTTCTACCATGTGAACGAAAAGAATGTGAGCGTATGGATTAATCAATACTATGCGCACCACCAGAGCCAAATAATACAGGAAGTACAGGCAATGAATCGGGTAGATCGTGAACCTACGGAAGAAGAAATAGCGCAATGGATAGAGATCGGAAAGCAGATATTTCGAGACAACTATGAAAGCGCAAAAGAAAGCGGTTACTGTAAAGACCTATCCGAGTGGGGCGGGAATTGGTTTAATAAGTTTCAAGAGCAAGGAATCTTAAAGCCTTGGGAGTATCCAGTCGAAGACATTGAAAAGGATGTGCGCAGGGAGTTAAGGATAAGCACAAGGTACATAGATGAAGTCACCGTGGGAGCGAAGTCAAAGAATAAGATATGGAAGCTATTTATTTTAGAATCAATCAAGGAAAATAGAAACCTAGACAAATTGATATGAAAAAGCTAATTGAAAATCTAACACCTAAAAAGCAGGATCTATTCAGCATTCAAACTACGCTGCTCACTTGCTTTGCGCTGATCACCTTTGACTTAGATTGTGGCCTTTGGTTCATTTTTATTGTAGCGGGGGTTACGATAGCAATGGACTTTGTTTATAAGGCCTGCAAATGATTCAATTTAAACTAAATCAAAAGCCCTTATCAGTAAATCTAGCATGGCAGGGTAAACGATTCAAGACACCCGCCTACAAAAAGTATGAAAAAGAGATCTTGCTAAGTATGCCTGCGGGAAAAGTTGCTGAGGATCAGATGCTGCGCATTGAATTTTTCTTTGGCTTTAGCAATTCGGCTAGTGATTTAGATAACCCAATCAAGTTACTTTTGGATTTAGCGCAGAAAAAGTACGGGTTTAATGACAAAATGGTCTTTGAATTGAATGTGAGAAAGTGCATTGTGAAAAAAGGTGAAGATTTTATACAAATGGGGATTTATAAAATGCTACCTTTTTAGACAAAATTCACGGTTTAAAATAGGATATTAATTTTTACCCTATATTTGAAGAAATAACAAACCAAATGAGCGTACAAGAAGGACTACTAATTAGAAAATCGAGAAAGAAAAGCGGATACACACAGCTTCAACTATGCGCAAAGCTAGGCATCAGCCATGCGCCAATCAATCAGGTGGAGAACGGGTGGGAATCTATAAGCCTTTTTAACCTGCGGATGATCTGTGATGCTATAGGATTAGAAGTAATTATCAAAGAAAGGAATGGCTAGAACCCTGCCCAAATTAAAGCTAGACTATTCTCTTGAAATCCGCTACAGGCTTTCAAGCGGGGAATGGTCTAAGTGGGTTAATCAGGGGAAAGGCAGCTTTCAAAACATTGAGATTGTACAGAAGCAAATAAGAATGCTAGCTGCCTCATATTACGGCCGACAGAAGGAGATCCGCTTTGAATGGAATGGGTGGCTATGTGATTACTCAGGGCAGCCCACAGGGGAAGTAATAAGCCTGAAATGAAAGCTATTAAATGGCTATACGATCAGGAGTTCAAATATGTATTTCAGAACATAGGCAAAGACCTATGGGAAGATCTACGGCAGGAGGTAGCGGTGATAGTCCTAGAATACGATGAAAGTAAATTGCAGGAACTAGAGGCAAAAGGGAAGCAGGTTTTCAAGTTCTGGATAGTGCGGATCTGCTGCAATCAAACTAACTCGAAGTATGGGAAGTTCGGCAGGCTATACGGCAGCCTTGTACCGGTGGAAGACATCATGAAGTTCGTAAAAGAAGAACAGCAGATAGATAACAGTCAAGAGGTAGCGGATGGAATTAGCAAGATAGTGCAGGGGCTTTACTGGTACGATCAAGAAATCCTTCGAATGTATGTAGACCTTGGATCAGTTAGAAAGGTATCAAAGCAAACAGGCATCCCGCACACTTCAATTTTTATAACCATTAAAAAAATTAGATCATGTATCAAATCGCAGTTGGTGTATTAGGATCGGTAGGGATTACCCTCCTGTACTTTTACATCATAAATATTCCTGCCCTATTTACCAAGTTTACAAAGCGAAAACTAGTCAAGCCTTTTAGCTGCTCCTTTTGTATGTCCTTTTGGATCAGCCTGTTTTATCTAGTCTTAAAAACGGATTTGCTTTCTGCAATATTTATAAGCAGCGCAGTCCCCTTTATTTACCTTTGGATTGAGCAATACCTAACTAACAAATTTCAACTATGACACCTGAAGACCTAGAATTATTCAAGAAGCATATGCCTCTGTACGAATGTTACAAGAAGCACGCATTCATTCGCAATTACGAAAAGGATGTATACACGGAATTGATCCACCTATACACTACCTATGTTTCACCTAAGCACACCTTCAGCCATTGGTGCAGTAGCTGTCGCATGGAGTTAGTTAACTACCTTTATGGGTGGTACACTAACACAGAACATACAACCTGGTACAGGGATCAAGAAGAAGTAGTTGCCGAAGTATTGGTAGAAGGTGAAGCACCTGCACCTGTGAAAAGAAAAAGAAAACCAAAAACCACATAAAACCAAATGGACACCAAACCAAAAGTAAGACTAGGGAACGGAAAGAAAAGAAGCGGATCATGGCTAACTGCGGTCATCTGCATAACGGATGCCGAGGCACACGCATACACCTACAACGGTAAGAAGTATGTCAACCTAAACGTGAATATCTACGATGCTCCGAATGAGTACGGGAAGGATGTGTCTATCACCCTAAACGATTACAAAAAGGAAGAAAATTTAACCTCACAGGTTAACAAGATGCCGACTGCACCTGCACCTTTGCAAGAAGAAACCTACGATCTACCTTTCTAATCATGGCAAAATTTAAACTAGAAGTAAGCGCAGGAGTCTATGAGTCTGACAGCCTTACATCTTTGATTCTTGAGGTGCTAAAACATAGGTTTTGGCATCTCAGGACTCATGGCAAATGGATGGATTAATTAAACTAAAACCAAAACAAAAATATCATGGCAAAATTTCAGCTAAATTTTAACAGCGCAAAAAAAGTGATCAGCATAACTCTTGAGGATGAAGAGCAAGGGGTCTTTGATCTAGCCTACCTATTCAAGAAGTTACTTGACGATGCGGGTATACCTAATCAGCTAGAGGAAAAAGAAGTAGAACCCTTGGAGGCTATACAAGTAGCAAACGAAAAACTAGACTAAACAACGAAAATACAGCGATGCCAAACCCCGAAAATATAGAGCAGCATAAATTTCAGCCAGGAGAAAGTGGCAACCCTAATGGAAGACCGAAAGGGGCTAGAAATCGTTCTACCCTAGTAAGGGAATGGCTAGAGGTAAAGATGAAGGAAAGGAATCCTATAACAGGTCAAACTGAAGAACTAGAGCAGCAGGACATGATGACCTTAGCCCTAATTAAAAAAGCTAAGGATGGGGATGTGCAAGCATATAAGGAATTAATGGACTCCGCTCATGGAAAGATTGAGCAAAAAACAGACATAACTTCAAAGGGTCAAAAAATATTTGAGGTTAAGATAGTTGATGACAGTAAGTAGCATCCAGACAAACAAAGTATTTAGGCATCTTGAAGAAAGCACGGCAAAGATAGTAGTGCAACAGGGCGGTACTAGATCAGGCAAAACTTTTAACATCCTGCTTTGGATAATCTTTGCTTACTGCCAAAGAAACGATGGTAAGATAATCACAATCTGCCGAAAGTCTTTTCCTGCTTTGAGGGGTACTGTGATGCGGGACTTTTTTCAGATCCTTAAGGATCATGACATCTACTCGGAAGACTACCACAGCAAGAGCAATAACGAATACAAGCTAAACGAAAATACCATTGAGTTCATTTCCCTTGATATGCCTCAAAAAATTAGGGGTAGAAAGCGGGATCTACTTTTTGCAAACGAAGCCAACGAGTTGACTCATGAAGATTGGACGCAGCTTCTTTTCCGTACAAATGAAAAGGTGATACTTGACTATAATCCAAGTGAGGAGTTCCATTGGATTTACGATCAGGTGCTACCTAGGGCAGATGTTGACTTCTTTCAAACTACATACAAAGACAATCCTTTTTTAGGCGATGTAATCAAAGAAGAAATTGAAAGGCTTAGAGGGATAGACGAAAACTATTGGAGGGTGTACGGCCTTGGGGAACGAGGGCAGGCTAGATCCCTAGTATATACTTTCTCCACTACCAAAGAAATACCAAAGGAAGCAAAGCTAGTAAGCTACGGGCTTGACTTTGGGTACTCAAGTGATCCGACCAGCTTAGTAAGAACCTACATCTTAGATGATAATATGTACGTGGACGAATTGCTATATCGAACAGGCATGACAAATCAGGACATAGCAAACGAAATGAAAGTTTTGGGGTTGGATCGCAGTAATGAAATCTATGCGGATTCAGCAGAGCCAAAAAGCATTGAAGAAATCTATCGGATGGGTTGGAATGTAAAGCCTACCATCAAAGGGTCTATAAACATAGGCATTGACATAATCCGTAGATACAAGCTGATCGCAACCGAAAGCAGTTTCAACCTAATCAAAGAGTTGAGGAACTACAAGTATATTGAAGATAAAAACGGGCAGATGACCAACAAGCCTGTGGATAATTTCAATCACGCATTGGATGCCCTGCGCTATTCGGTAGTGAACAAGATTTCAAAGAGCCATTTGGGCAGGTACTCCTTCAGATAAAAACATCAAACCAAATAAATATATTTAAAGCCATGTGGGACAAACTTACAGTAGGGCAGTTCATAACCTTGTACGATATCGAGGTGAACGTAAATTTAAACATAATCGAAAAGCAGCAGAAAATGCTAGCTGTGATCGAGGGCAAGAATGAGCGGGATTACGATGACTACAAGTACAGGGACTTGATCAAAGAGTACGGTGAAAAGCTATCTTTCTTTGATAACCTGCCTGAGACCAAGCCTGTGGACTATCTTCAGGTAGGGGATAACAAGTACAAGTTTTGCTATGAGGTAAACGAAATCACAGCGGGGCAGTACATAGATATCCTAGCCTTTAGCGGTGAGATCATGCAGCTAAACAAGATTGCTGCCTGCTTCTTTCTGCCTATGAAGGGCAAGAGTTACCAAGGCTATGGGGTTGTGCCTCATGACAGGGTAGCAGATGACTTGCTAGGGGCAAAGTTCTTGGAGGTTTACGGGTGTATGCTTTTTTTTTGTCAACTATTCAACGAATTAATAAGCAGTACCATAACCTCCTCAATCCAGAACAAGG